AATCAAATATGGACGGAATCGTCAAAAATCTTAGCTTTGGAGACGAAGCTAAAAACAAAGTGTTTAAAGGAATAGAACAACTCACAAAAGCTGTTAGCTCCACGTTAGGAGCTAGCGGTAAATGTGTTATCATGGAAGACAATAACGGAAACCCTATTATTACAAAAGATGGTGTAACGGTAGCTAATTCAGTGATATTAAGAGACCCCGTAGAAAACATGGGTGCTACTTTATTAAAAGAAGCAGCAAGAAAAACAGTAAGAGAAGCTGGTGATGGAACTACAACAGCTACGGTGTTAGCTCATTCAATAATGAAACATGCTTATGAGGACGCTAGTTCTAAAGACAGTTTCAGAGAAATGAAAGACGGTATTTCATCAGGAGTTGAAAAAGTTATAGATTATTTAAAATCTATATCTATACCTGTAGAAGGAAATATGATAGATGATATAGCAACTATATCTACAAACAATGATAAGCAATTAGGCACATTAATAGCTGACGCTTTTAGAGCAGTTGGTGAAACAGGTGTTGTAACAATGGAACCATCAGATGGTGGAGTTACTGAAGTTGAAATTGTTGAAGGTGTAGAATATCATAAAGGATTTTGTCATGGAGAATTCATAACAGATAAAGAAAAAAACATATCAGAATTAGATAATGCTTTAGTTTTATTGATGGATTCAAAAGTAGATTCTATAAGACAAGTGCAACCAGTGTTGGAGCACGTTATCAAAAAAAACAAAGCCTTATTAATAATAGGTGACATTGAAGCAGGAGTACTATCTGCTTTAGTTATGAACAAGAAAAAAGGCAACATTAAAATAAACGTTGTTGAACCGCCTGCATTTGGATTAAGAAGAAAAGAAATTTTTGGAGATCTATCCTTGCTAACAGGGGCAACAGTTATAAATGAAGATTTAGGTGACGACCTTAGCGCGATACAAGTAGATTATTTAGGTAGCTGCGTTAAATCAACATCAACCCAAGATCAAACAATTATACAGATACATGAAGCTTCTGATGAGGTTGAAGATATAATTGCTACTATAAAAGAAGATTTAAAAAATAAAAACAAACCTCATATTCAAGTTGGGTTAGAACTAAGATTAGCTAGATTAAGCGCTAAAGTTGCTGTAGTTAAAATAGGTGCTAATTCTGATATTGAATTAAAAGAAAAAAGTGATAGAGTTGAGGATGCTATTTGTGCTACAAAAGCTGCTATTAAAGAAGGCATTGTACCAGGAGGAGGAATCGCTTTATTAAATGCTTCTAACATATTACAACCAATTTCTATTGGGGAAAAGATATTATTAAAAGCTATTAGGGCACCTTTTTTCACCTTACTAGCAAACGCTGGTATAGTTTTAACATCTGAAAAAACCGATTATTTGAAAAAATCAAAAGGTGAAGGATTAGATGTGGTTACAGGAAAAATGGTAAATATGGTGGAATTAGGTATTATAGATCCTTTGTTGGTAACTAAAAGTGCTTTAATAAACGCAGCTTCCGTGGCATCAACAATATTATCTACTGATTGTGTAATCAATAATATGAGAATAGATGAAAGCAATAGGTAGAAATTTAATAATAGAAAAAATAGAAGAAGGAACCACCGAGACAACAGGTGGTTTACTTTTAGCAGGATTACATAGAGACGATATAAGATACGTTAAAGCCAACGTAATAGAAGTAGGAGATGAAGTTATGGGTTTAAAAAAACAAGACCTTATATACTACGATAGACATGCTGGTCACAAGATTGAAATAAGCAATAAATCATACCACGTAATTAAAACACAAGATGTGGTTGTTGTTTTATGAAAAAGCTAGAAGCAGGAGATTTAAAAGATATGAACTTGCTAAAACATTACCGTATAATACGCAAATGGGCTTGTAAAAACAACAACTTACGTGAGTCTGATTTAGAACTATTAATATATTTAGATTGTATTGATTTATTTACTAAAAAAGATTTTGAAGCAGGTGTGTATTCCTACAGCTGGGATAATAGAAGATGGGCTAGGCTTATAAAAGAAGATTGGATTACTGTTTGGAGAAAAAGAAATAGAACCACTCAAACATATAATATATATAAAATATCTTTTAAAGGTAAGCAATTGATAAATAGGATTTATAAAACAATGTTGGGTAAAGAAAAAATTCCAACTAGTTCTAGAAGAAATAAAATAATGAAAGGTAAAACATATATGGATAAAGTTTTAATAACTTCTATAAAAAATGTAAATACCGATAAAAACAAATAACTATGGCAGGAGCAGCAGCAAGGGCATTAACAGGAGGCGGAGGTAACGCAGGAGCATCAGAAGAAGCAAGCGGCCCTTTCGGGGTAACAGCTGCAATGCTTGGTGGATCCTCAAATCTGGCTTTAAATTCCAGCAATATAGTTGGTGGATTTGGGCGTGGAAATATTGCAGGTAATGCAATGACACAAGCTCAACAAGCTGCACAACAAGCGCAAGCCGCTGGTGCAGGTAGTTCTGGAGAAGCCCAATCAAGTATGAGTTCAATTGGAAATATTGCTAGCGCAGTATCAAACCCTAAACTAGGAGATGCTGGTTTTGGTAATAAACTAGGAACTGGGAGTTACTCAGGTGGTGTTGAAACTAGAGGAATAATGGATGCAGCTCCGCCAAAATCAAGAGCTCAAGACATGTTAGGCCAATCACAAATGAAAGCAAGTCCTACTAGTGAACAAGCGTTTTCAAGACCCGAAGGCGCAATTGCAGGTATGTTTCAACCTCAACAAAGACAAGAAGAATTAACGTTCAATCCATCTAAAACAATTTAAATAACAAATTATGCATAATCAAAAATACGATCCTTCAATGGAAAAATTAAAGCCAGGACAAAAAGTAGGTGTAGTAGGTGAATCTCATTTATGGGATGGACCTTTAGACCAACAAGGAAGACCTCACGGTAAAGGTTCTAGCTCAGGAATAACAGGGATGCAAATATTAAAAGCACCAGTGCCTTATAAAGGTCTTAATGCTGTTTTATGTGCTCAAGGTAAAAAATATTAAAACTAAAAAAAATGGGAATATTTAGAACAACAGATACTTTTATAGGAAGAGCTATGCCTTTAACCGCAGGGTTAATTGGAGCTCCTAACGCTGCACCTGCGTGGGTTTTTGAAAATCAATCAGGTGTATTAGGAACTTATTTAAATGGTTCTGCATTATATGTAGGAGTAACTGGTGATATATCAGTTATATTACCTGGTGTTAGTTTAGGATCAGTTAGTGCATTAAGTTTACTATCTGGAGGAACTGGCTATACTAATGGCGCGCAAGTTAACATACCTACATTATGCTCTAATAATTTAGCATCGGGTTTAAATATAGACTCAACAGTAGCTGGTAATGCTATAGTTGATCCTACGATAGGTAACTCAGCTGGAAGCGGTTACAATGTAGGTGATATAGTTACTGTAAATGGCGCTGGAGGTACAAATGCAACAATCACTATAACAGCAGTAAACGACGGAGTACCAGTTTCCGCTCAAGCAATAACTTTTAAAGGAGTTCCATCTGGAACCATATTGCCAGTGGCTGTAGATTACGTAACAGCATCAACTGCAACAGATATAATAGTAGGAAGATAATGGCTAAGCCTTTTAAAATACAGACTATAATAGAAGAGTTACAAAACGCTTCTAAAATGCATCTTAGACAATCTAAAGAGCTTGCTTCTCATGCTAAAGACATGAATAAAAAAAGTCCCTTAAAACAAGACAAGAAGAAAAACGAAGTTAACCTAAGAGCTAATAGGAACACTAAAAAAAGTGAAACTGACGCGGGTAAATCTACTTCAAGCCTTAGTGGTGGAGTAGACTATAATAGAGGTAATTTAAATTTAAATGCTTCTGGTGATACGAATAAAAACTATAACGTTGGACTACGCTTGTCTAATAATAAGGGAAATATATCTGGAGGTGTTAACTATAACACGGGACAATTCGGTAGTAACATAGGTGGTAGTCTTAAAATAAAATTTTAACAAAATAATAAAAATGGAATCAGAAAAAGGATACACAGGACAGTACTCAGGTAATTATGCTAGACACACAAGAGTTACAAAAGATAATTACAAAGCTACTAGATCTGATGATATGCATCATATGAAATATCTTAAAGAAGATATAGAATATGATAATCATCACAATCATAGTGATCACAGTATGACAGAAGATGAGAAACACATATCTAAGTTAGCTGGTGATCTTAAGTACGATGACAAGAAATATAAATAAAACAGAGTAAACTGAAAAATCAAAAAAAACAAACCAAACCAAACAAAAAACAATTATCATGGTAAACAAATTTTTAAAATTTAACATTGTAGATCAAACAAATGCTGCATCGTTATTAACTGAAGGAATTCAATTAGTGAATTCTGACGACATTCAAAGCGTAGTGTACAACGCAGCAACAGGTGTAGTTTCTATTACACTAGATGGTGCTGTAAGTTTAAGCGCTGCACCAGTAGGGGCAGAATTATTTGCTGAGCAAACTTACGGAGCTAGAGTTATTTCTCTTGTAGTTAGTACATCTAAATCAGGAGCTCAAGCTATTCCAACAATTACTAACGGAGCTTCTGCGCCAGACAAAGCTATTTACGCTGCAATGACTGCTAATCCAGGAGGAATCCAGTCAACAGTTCAATTAGGTTCTGATCAAGCTGCTGCTCCATTACAAATGTGGTTCAAATCATTCGTAATAGCTACTGCTTCAATAGCTTAATATGAAATCTAGGGGATTAGGTGACAGTGTTGCTAAATTCACTGAAGAAACAGGAATTAAGGCCGTTGTAGATAAAATATCTAGCGGTCTTAATATTCCTTGTGGGTGCGAGAATAGAAGAAAAATATTAAATAAAATATTACCTTATAAATAACGATATGGAATCGAATAAACAACACGAACAAAACTTATTAAGTGTCAACCCTATTGCCAAAAGAGCTAACATAATGAGACACATGTCTCCTGTAATGCAATCGGCTAGTCAGGTTAAAGCTTTTGGTCCTAATGGAACAGATCCAAATCCTGGATTATTAGCTGGCATAGCTAAAGCTGGTCCAAAAATGGACAAAGGTTATGGTCCAAAAATGGGTAAAGGTGAAAAGCACTACTAAAACCGGATATTTAAAAAATAGCCCTGATGTTAATAAATCTCAAAATGTAATACAAGGAGGTCATATAACAATGAAAGGAGTTGAATTTAAAGTCTTAGGTATTGATGATAAAGGATATGCTAAAATTATGTATCCTGGTTATGACTACATATTTCCACATGCTAAGCATGTAACAGAAACACCTATAAAATAGTATGGGATATAAAATGAAAAAGGGTGGACTTAAAATGGATAACACCCCTATATATCAGGTAAAACTAGATGGTGCTTATGGTCAAGCTAATAAAAATGGATCTATAATAGTTAATGATTCTTTATTGCCAGAGGTTCAAGAAGACGTTGTGCGTCATGAAAAAGTGCACTTAGACCAAATGAAAAGAGGTGATTTAGATTATGATGAAAAATACGTATACTGGAAAGGAAAAAGATATCCAAGATCTATAATGGATGAAGGTAAAAAAAGTCTTCCTTGGGAAAAAGAAGCGTGGAGGGCAAATAAGTTAAAATACACGTAATAATATAAGTATACGAACTTAAAATCTAATCAAATGAAAAAATTACTATTAATTACCGCGTTATTTATAACATTTATAACAAACGCACAACACATATCAAATTTAGAAGGTGTTTGGAAAAACACTAACGATAGCACTACATATCTAACTATAATAGCAGTTGATATTGATGATACAGTAACTAGCGTTTATAATGTTAGTTTTGATCCAGATAAAACATCTGAAGAGAAAGAATTTCATGAGCAAATCTTAGAACAAGATTATGATTATGTAATTTCAACTCATTATATCAAAAGAAACGATTACGCTGTTACATCTAAACTTATATCAATAGACGAGTTTACCATGAAGAGAGTTATAAAAGGCTCTGTTGATGTAACTATATTTTACAAAAAAATAATTTAAACCAAACCAAACAAATAACAAAAAAAAACAATGGCATTTAAAATGAATCCGGGTCGAGGCCCAATGCAAAAAACAGGTAGAGGAATTCCACAAGCTTTCCAATCTCCGTTAAATCAAGCAAAGAAAAAAGATGTAATGAGCGGTGATCAATTACCTTCTTACACTGAAAACACTACTACTAGTAAGAACTCAGTTAGTGGGAGTGGTACTAGTACAAAATCAATGACTCAATCTAAAGAGTCCGCTTCTGGCTCTAGCAGTAATAAGAAAAAATCTTCGAAGAAACTACCAGGCTATGATAAAGCTTATGATGCTCTTAGTCCTAAGAAAAAATCTACACTTTCTCGTGAGCAGTTTACAGCAGATGCTAAAGCATACAACGCAAAAAAGAAAGCGGCGGCGGGAGATCCGGCTAAATCATCTAATGATAAGAAAAAAGTAGAATCTAGAGCAAAGAAAGATAGCTCTACTACTAGTTCAACAACCAGGTCAAAAACAACATCCCTTGGCACACAAACTAAGAATCAAGTTAAAGCAAAAGGAGTAGAAAAGAAAGGAAACGCTAGAAGTAAAAGAAGTGCAGAAAAACAAGCTGCAATAATAAGAGCTAAAAGCGATTCAACAAATGTGTCAAATAAAAGTAGAAAATTAAGTACAAGAGACGGTAAAATTCCTCTTAGAAAAGAAATTGCTGATAAAATAACCGCTAAAGCAAATGCAGCAGGAAGAAGATCTCTTAGAGGTGCATTAGGAAACGATGGAGCAACAAAAGCGTTTCCAAGTTATGGAACATCGTCAAATAAAGGAAATTCAGCTAAAGCTAGATCAGGAACTGAAGGCGGCGTTTTTACAGAAGAAGATTTTCAATAGGTGAAAAAAATAATTCAATGGCTTACAGGTGGCGTTATCAAAGAAATTGGTAACGTCATTGATAAGCTTACTACCACGGAGGAAGAAAAGCTTTTAATTAAAAAGCAGGTTCAAGAAATAATGGATAAAGCTAGGGTAAACGCTGAGTCTGAAATCACTAAACGCTGGCAAAGCGATATGAGATCAGATTCTTGGTTATCAAAAAATGTTCGTCCTATGGCTTTAATTTTTCTTTCTTTTATGACTATAGCCTTTATTTGGGTAGATAGTCACCATGAAATATCGTTTACGGTAGAGCAAGAATGGATAGGTTTGTTAAAACAATTATTGACAACTGTCTATATAGCTTATTTTGGTTCACGTGGAGTGGAAAAATTTAAAAGTATAAGTAATAATAATAAGTAAGTTTAACAATTAAATAAAATCTAATAATGAGTAAAGTAAAAGAAATGGTAAAAGCAATGATTAGCAAAGAACAATTGAAAGTTGTTACTGATCAGCAAAGTAAATTAAATGAAATACTAAGAACCTTAGGGGTTTTAGATGTTCAAAAAATGAACCTTCACGATAAAGTTAAGGAAATTTCTAAAGAAATTGAAGTTACTAAAAAAGAACTAGAAGACGAGTATGGTCAAATAAACATTGATCTTAAAGACGGTTCTTATACTGACATCGAAAAAGAAGATGAAAAATAATATAAGAAAAATTAGTATTGGGTCAGATTACAAAAATGATGCTATGCATTATTCTGTAGGTCAACAAGTATATGGAGGTCATGAAATATCACATATACTTTTTGAAGACTCAGACAATTCTTATAATATACATATTAAAAAAAACAACGACATATTGCCATGGAAGAAATTTAATTCTAACATGGCGATATCCGTTGAATATGATCTTGAATACTAGTGAGAAGTTTATACGACTTTATAGTTAGACCTGTTGGAGAAGAATATGATAATAAGATTCTTGTCGGTGATAAAGAAATTGTATTAAATACTAAAATTGAAAGTTTTAAATTTGTCAACAATGTAGCGGAAGTTATAGAAGTGCCAGCGGCATTTAACACTCCTGTAAAAAAAGGCGATTTTGTAATTATTCATCATAATGTATTTAGAACTTTCTATGACGTTAAAGGTACTAAAAAGAAAAGTAGATCATCTTTTATAGATGGTATGTATTTCTGTGCATTAGATCAAGTTTATCTTTATAAGAGAGATAGCAAATGGAAATCTATTAATAATAGATGTTTCATTAAACCGTTAAAGTCTAACGATGACTTAGAAAACACTAAAGAACAAAAGCTTATTGGTATACTAAAAATAGGTAATAGTTCGTTAGATGCTTTAGGAATAACCGAAGGAGACACTGTTGGTTATACACCTTACGGAGAATACGATTTTCTAGTAGAGAAAGAGCGTTTATATTGTATGAAATCAAATGATATTGTAATCAAATATGAAGATCAACGAAACAAAAAAGAATATAATCCAAGCTGGGCAAATAGCGGTTGAAGAACTAATTAAAGTTGCGAAAGAAGCTATTGTAGATTCTGACGAAGATATATCTGCTGATCGTTTAAAAAACGCGGCAGCTACTAAGAAATTAGCTATATTTGATGCTTTTGAAATATTAGCAAGAATACAATTGGAAGAAGATTTATTAAACAATAAACCAAAAGAAGCTAAAGAAGAAAAAGCTTTTAAAGGTTTTGCAGAAGGTAGATCTAAAAATGTATAAGCAAAGTTTATACAAAGTCTTAAAAGACTGCGTAGAGCCTAAAGTTCTTAATAGAATGAATAGGTATAAAAAATGGGATTATGGTTATAATAAAGAACACGACTTAATAGTTATAAGCAAAACAGGTGAAATTGACGAGATTTATGAAATACAAAATCTTAAAATAGCTTTACCTAAACAAAAAGATGTTTTTAACTTTGAAAAAGATAAATGGACTTATACATCATACCCAAAAGAATTAAATAGAATCAAATCTGTGTTTGACTGGGAAGAATACCCTTCAGACTTTAAAGAAAAATGGTATGACTATATTGACAAAGAATTTACAAGGCGTGAAGAAGGTTTTTGGTTCACTAATAAAGGTGTTCCTACTTACATTACTGGCACTAATTATATGTACCTGCAGTGGTCCAAAATTGATGTTGGGCAGCCGGACTTTAGGGAATCAAATAGATTATTCTACATTTTCTGGGAAGCCTGCAAAGCAGACGCACGGTCTTATGGAATGTGTTATCTTAAAAACCGTAGGTCAGGCTTTTCATTTATGTCCTCAGCTGAATCAGTCAACCTTGCTACGATATCAACGGATTCACGGTACGGAATATTGTCCAAATCTGGTGCCGATGCTAAGAAGATGTTCACAGATAAGGTTGTACCCATCTCCGTTAATTATCCCTTCTTTTTCAAACCGATTCAGGACGGAATGGACCGTCCAAAGACCGAACTTGCCTACAGAGTCCCTGCCTCCAAATTCACACGTAGAAAACTTGATTCCA